CTAGATTTGGATTGAATTGGATCTAGATGGATGGGAAACTTCCCTGCAACGCATGGCAAGATACGCATAGATATCAAAGGAAGGTAGGTTCTCGGCACCTTTAATGGCTGGAACATCCCCATAGCTCAAAAAAGCAGCTTCGAGCCTCTCGGAGCCTATTAATGCGTTGATGGGGGATTGAAGAAAGTCGTCCACAACCCTCTTGCACGCTTCGACTGCATCATCTAGCTTGCCAAACTCTCCAATGCTTACCCAGGGGCTCGGCTTACCCCTTCTGAAGTCGCTGTAAACATCAACGCTAAATGGTTTCGATAAGTTCATTACTTCCATAGTCATCCCCTAAGTTTTCCGTAGGATTGTTAGCTTACCCTCAGGGGATGCCCATGTTGCAATTGGTGGATTGTGTCGGCGGAGATCGAGCTAAACGCCATTTTGTAGCTCAAAATCATATGGTTACGTGCCGCCAAAAAGGTACGAATTTCAAAGAGTGCCCCCAAAAATATCCCCCAGATTCAAGATGTAGGGGTAAGTCCGCTACTGTATTCGGCCTAATTTCTAAAAAGGTTGCTATAGTTTTTTTAGATTCGAATTGGAGGTCAAATGGCTGATTATATTGATAGGCAAATTCTTTGCCAGGCATATGTACACGTTGAACCCTCTCACTTTAGCGCAAAAGATGCTGAGACTCTTAGGGAAACGATAAAAGAATTTATTCAAAAACGTGGTGAATTTTTTATCGGCAGTGGTATCGAGACAGAAATTGTTTTTGAGGATGGTTCTTTAAAGATAAAGGCCAGCATCTATGCAAAGGTAACTATTGCGATTACAAATGCAATAGTTCTTTATGGTGGATTTCGAGCGGGAATTGATTACTTGGCGGCGGATGGTAAAGGTTTGTCAGAGGCGACGGTGCTGGAGTGCTTGTTTCAGACGCAATGTCATCATAATGAGACCATCCATACCGAAGCTCGGATTGGGGTTATTGGGCAAATAAAAAGAGTAAATAATTCTATAGATAGAATTAGGCATGATTTACCATCCGTGGATACCGAGCTTAGTGCTAAAAGAATAGATAGGCTTGCCGAAGAAATTCGTCGATTAAGGTCAAATATCAAGGACCAACAAGATATTGACTTTGTTTCTGAAAAAATAATGGCGGAGGTTGACGCGCTACTCCCAAAAAAAGCGCCAAAAAATTTCCTATCAAAAGAATCAATTCGAAGGTATGAGTTGAGTAGGCAAAACATTGCAGATTCATTGCAAGGACTGTAAGGGGCCATACAAGTAGCTTGAGATGAATAAATTTTTTAGAGCAAAAGTGCTGGCAAATATCTATCTACTGCTAATTATTTCCCTGGGCGTAGTTGTTAGTTCCATATTGACTGGTCTTAATAAGGGGGATTGGAGTTGGTTTGGGCGCTCAGGATCTATAGTTACAGTAATTGGTGTGCTATTAACCGCTCGACCCCTAATTAGATTGGGCTTTGATGAGTGGTTTAGGTCGGAAAGCGTGATCAGCGGAGGTAGTTTTGACCCGAGCGCTAGTGAAATTGAGGAGGGAAGGCAGAATGTATTAGATGCGCGCGCATCTTCTATAGGAATCTATATGGCAATAATTGGTGCAATTATCTGGGGTTATGGAGATTTAATTAAATTTTAAATTAGTTGTTTAACTACCAGCCCTTGATGCTGGGTACTTGATTCACCTGTGGGGGCGTTCCAATTGTTGTATTTGGTGGGGTGGTAATCGGCGCTTGGATATTTCCTTGATATTGACCCTGAGGCCCATAGAAATTTGTTTGACTACCTTGTACTTGAGCTGATCCCTGGAATGCCCCGGTAGCACTGTAAGAGTTAGACACTCCATTGGGAGAGGTTTGTATATAACCTTTGTATTCGCCGTTAGGGCCATAAATAGCCTGACTATGGGCAAACCCCGAAATGAGCAGTGCGACCAAACAAAATCGATATTTCATTAACTTTCCCCTGTTGCGTCAGCTTAAGTGTATGCCTATAAAGGCTCAGATAGTGAGCCTGGTATGCAAACCCTAAAAATGCCATTAAATGACTGATTTCCTTATATTATTAAGGGATATATATAACTTTTGGCATTATTGAATGAGCAAGAAATCCCTTAGCGAACGAGATATTTGTACGAAATTCATTACGCCAGCCATTCTTGGCGCAGGTTGGGATTTGCACACTCAAATTCGCGAGGAATTAAGTTTTACTAAAGGCCGCATTATTGTTCGCGGCAAGTTACATACTCGTGGACAGCAAAAGCGCGCAGATTACGTCCTCTATTACAAATCCAATATTCCCATCGCTGTAATCGAGGCCAAAGAAAACAACCTCAGTGTTGGCGCGGGAATGCAGCAAGCGCTTGATTACGCGGAAACGCTGGATGTTCCTTTTGTCTTTAGCTCAAATGGCGATGCATTCTTAATGCATGACCGAACTGGCCTGGCGGATAAGGTAGAGCAAGAGCTTTCTTTGGACGCATTCCCGTCGCCAGAAGAGCTATGGGCGCGTTATTGCAGATGGAAGGGTGTTGATACCCCTGAGGCAAAAAATACCGTAGAGATGCCTTATTACGACGATGGTACTGGGCGCGCTCCAAGGTATTACCAAGTCAATGCAGTCAACAGAACAATCGAAGCTGTAGCCAATGGCGCCAATCGTATTCTGCTGGTAATGGCTACCGGTACAGGGAAGACGTACACAGCTTTTCAGATCATCTGGCGCCTATGGAAGTCTGGAACAAAGAAGCGCATTTTATTTTTAGCTGATCGCAATATCCTTGTGGATCAAACCAAGAATAATGACTTCAAGCCATTTGGCGCTGCAATGACTAAGATCAGCAAGCGTCAGATTGATAAGAGCTACGAAATTTACTTATCCCTTTACCAAGCCGTTACTGGTAACGATGAAGAAAAGAATATTTACAAGCAGTTCTCTCCAGACTTCTTTGATTTGATCGTGATTGATGAGTGTCATCGCGGCAGCGCCTCTGAAGATTCAGCTTGGCGCGAGATCTTGGATTACTTTTCTTCTGCCACGCATATTGGTTTAACAGCTACGCCAAAAGAAACCAAAGAAATATCAAGCATTACTTACTTTGGCGATCCTGTTTACAGCTACTCACTAAAGCAAGGAATTGAAGATGGTTTCCTTGCCCCGTATAAAGTCATTCGTATTGATATCGATAGAGATCTCCAAGGCTGGAGACCCAGCGCTGGACAGGTAGATAAACGTGGCCAATTAATCGAGGATCGCATCTACAACCAGAACGATATGGATCGAACCCTGGTCTTGGAAAAGCGTACAGAGCTGGTGGCAAAGAAAATCACTGATTTCTTAACGGCTACCGATCCATTTGCTAAGACCATCGTGTTTTGCGATGACATTGACCACGCAGAGCGTATGCGTCAAGCCTTGGTTAATCTAAATCCAGAGCGAGTCAAGGAAAATCGTAAGTACGTCATGCGTATTACCGGTGATGAGCAAGAGGGCAAGGCTGAGCTTGATAACTTCATTAACCCAGAAGAACGTTACCCAGTAATTGCTACAACCTCTAAGCTAATGACTACTGGTGTAGATGCTCAGACCTGTAAATTAGTAGTGCTTGATCAACATATCAAGTCCATGACTGAGTTCAAGCAGATGATTGGGCGTGGTACCCGCATTAACGAAGATTACGACAAGTACTGGTTCACCATCATGGACTTTAAAAAGGCTACTGAGCTTTTTGCTGATGAGGCATTTGATGGTCCGCCAATAGTAATTTATAACCCTGGACCAAATGATCCGCCTGAGCCACCAGATGAACCTGGTGAAGAAGGTGGTGACTCTTCAGGTGGTGAGGGTAGTAATACCGGTGGAGGGGGATTTCCTCCTGGTCCTGGGGGCGAGGGGCGCACAAAGTACTATGTAGGCGATGTTCAGGTTCAGGTTATCGCCGAGCGGGTTCAGTATTACGGACCCGAAGGCAAGTTGATTACAGAGTCCTTAAAAGACTATACCCGTAAAGCGGTACGAAAAGACTACTCAACGCTAGATCAATTTCTAAAGAGATGGACTTCTGCAGAACGTAAGGCTGCAGTTATTAAAGAGCTAGAAGAGCATGGCCTTTTACTAGAGGCATTGGCGATCGAAGTTAATAAAGACTGCGATGCTTTTGATTTAATTTGCCATGTAGCGTTTGATCAGCCTGCACTCACTCGTAGGGAGCGTGCAGATCAAGTCAAAAAGCGTAACTATTTCACCAAGTATGGCGAACAGGCTCGCAAGGTTCTCGAGGCTTTACTTGAAAAATACGCAGATACCGGTATCGAGAATATTGACGATATCAAGATTCTGACCCTAGACCCATTTAGTAAAATGGGCACAGCCAGCGAACTTGTATCAGCCTTTGGCGGTAAGCCAGGCTATATAGCTGCATTGCATGAGCTAGAAAACCAGCTCTACGCCTAAAATTCATAGCAACACCCCAATAGATAGGCATTACCACTTATGAGTATTAGTTCAACTATTAAATCAATCCAAGATATCATGCGTAAGGACGTAGGTGTCGATGGCGATGCCCAGCGTTTGAGTCAATTGGTGTGGATGCTCTTCCTGAAGATCTTTGATGATCGTGAGAGCGAGTGGGAATTGCTTCAGGATAAATACAAGTCTCCGCTCCCTGAAAAGTATCGCTGGAGAAATTGGGCGGCTAATGCTGAGGGTATGACCGGCGATGAGCTAAAGCAGTTCTTAGACAATGATCTATTCCCAGCACTTCAAAACCTAGAAGCTAAAGGCGGTGATCAACGCGCTTATGTAATCCGCTCTGTATTTGAGGATGCTTACAACTACATGAAGTCTGGCCAGTTGATTCGTCAGGTGATCAATAAGATTGAAGAGGGTGTTGATTTCAACAAAGCCCAAGAGCGCCATCTATTTGGTGACATGTATGAGCAGCTTCTGAGAGATCTCCAAGCGGCTGGTAATGCAGGCGAGTTCTACACCCCGAGAGCAGTAACTGAATTCATGGTGCAGATGGTTAATCCGCGTCTTGGTGAAAAGGTAATGGACCCAGCCTGCGGAACAGGTGGATTCTTGTCATGCTCAATTGAGCACATTAGAAAACAAGATGTCAAAACATTAGAAGATGAGGCGCAATTACAAGGCAGCATCTTCGGCATTGAGAAAAAACCAATGCCACACTTACTTTGCACAACCAACATGATTCTTCATGGCATCGATGTGCCAAGCAATATCCGTCATGACAACACGTTAGCTCGACCCTTAATTAGCTGGGGCCCATCAGAGCGGGTGGATGTAGTTGTTACCAACCCACCATTTGGCGGCATGGAAGAGGATGGAATAGAAACCAACTTCCCGGCAGCATTTAGAACAAGAGAGACTGCAGACCTCTTTCTAGTCTTGATTATGCAAATGCTTAAGCCAGGTGGCCGTGCCGCAGTAGTTCTGCCAGATGGCTTCTTATTTGGGGAAGGCATTAAAACCCGGATTAAAGAGAAGTTGCTGGAGGAGTGCAATCTTCATACTATCGTGCGGTTGCCTAAGGGTGTATTTGCTCCATACACATCAATTAATACTAACCTCCTATTTTTTACTAAGGGCTCCCCAACAAAAGAAATTTGGTTTTATGAGCACCCTTATCCTGAGGGGGTAAAGAGCTACAACAAAACCAAACCAATGAAGCTTGAAGAGTTTGAGGTTGAAAGGCGGTGGTGGGGTAACGAACAGGATAGATTTATTGCTCGCAAAGAAGGTCAATATTCTTGGAAAGTAAGTTTGGAAGATCTCAAGGCCAGAAATTACAACCTTGATATTAAAAATCCTCATGTCACCTATCAAGAGATCAACAATCCCGAGAAATTGCTCGCTGAATATGATGCAATGCAGGTCGATATTAATGTACTCAGAGAGCGGCTGAAGGTTGCTCTGAGCGAGGCTCTCCTGGGCGGAGATAATTAATGAGGCCGAATGAAAGTTTACTTATTAAGTATCTTGATCTGTGGAGTGCGGCTGATTTAAGAATGAGCTCAGGAAGAGGAAGAGCTTCATCGGACTCATCTCGTATTTATGGGATTAAAAAACTGAGAGAATTCATTCTCGAATTGGCAGTCAGCGGGGGACTTTCTGAGAATGAAGGTGGTTGGCGGAACGGGAAGTTGTCAGATTTAGGTATTTGGGCAGTTGGAAGTGGATTTCCTTCAATTGAGCAAGGAGTAGTTGGTGCTGAAATATTATTTGCTAAAGTAAGTGATATGAATCTTCAGGGTAATGAGAAATACATTACATATACTAATAATTCAATAAGTGAAGAAACTGCGAGAAGGTTGAAGGTAAATATTCATCCGCCTGGAACAGTCATTTTTCCAAAAATTGGTGGTGCTATAGCAACGAATAAGCGAAGAATCTTAAAAAAAAGAACTGCAATTGATAATAATTGTCTTGGAATTATTCCTGCCAATGATGTTCATCCTGAGTGGGTATTTTTGCAGCTATCTAGCTTGGATTTAAGTAAGTATCAAGTTGGTACCTCTGTACCAGCATTATCACAAGGGGTGTTGGGTGAAATTGCAATCTCTATTCCTGACCCTCAAGACCAAACTTCAGTTATTAATAAAGTTAATGAATTAATGCTGCTTTGTGATGATCTAGAAGATAAGAGTATTTGTTTGAGTGTAGCTCACGAAAAGTTGACGAGAGAATTTCTTATCAATCTTTTAAGTTCTCAAGATAGCAAAGAGCAAAAAAAAATCCAGACAAGATTTTTGGATCTGTTTGATACGCTATTTATTTCGGAAAAAAGCATTAATTTACTCAAATCTGCACTGATTGAATTAGCGATACAAGGAGGCCTTACTGGACAGAATTCTTCTGATGGATCAGGGGCCGAACTACTTGCAACGATATGCTGTGAGCGCGCTAATTCACCCGAGGCCAATAGGAAAAGAAAGATTTTGCCAATTGACGTAGCAAGCCTCCCCAAAATTCCTGATAGTTGGGTTTGGACTCAGAACGAGCATATAAGTCACGACTGGGGGCAAAAAATTCCAACAGAGCCATTTGTATACATTGATGTTTCTTCTATAGATAGCGAAAGTGGCACTGTCTCGACACCCGAAGTTGTATTGCCAGAGGATGCTCCATCAAGGGCTAGAAAAATTGTGAGGCCTGGCTCTGTTATTTATTCAACCGTGAGACCTTACTTGCTGAATGTTGCTATTATCGATCGACAATTTGACATGGAGCCTATTGCTAGTACAGCGTTTGTTGTAATCCAACCCATGGCTTCGATATCTTCCAAATATGTATTTTATTATTTGCGCAGCCCCACATTCATTAAGTATGTAGAGTCTGTTCAGACTGGAACTACCTATCCAGCTATTAACGATGCTCAATTTTATTCATCCCCATTTCCATTGCCCCCACTGGCTGAACAGCATCGTATCGTAGATAAACTTGAAGAACTTCTTAATCTATGTGACGAAATGAGGAGGTTTATTCTTCATGCAAATGAGCATCAGCGAAAAATCGCTGATGCATTAGTTGAGCAGGGATTAGTCTAAACCCCGAGAATTCTCAGGGGGTATCCAGTCTAAGAATTCCCTGTTCTTTCTCGCAGATAAGTCTGAACCTGCTCAATCGTCCAAAAAGACGACCTACCAATTTTGATCGGCTTTGGAAACTCACCTTTCTGCACCATGAGCCAAAACTTAGATTTAGAAACTGGCATCACTTTTAATATTTGAGGAATTCTCATCAAAGTGATTGGTGGGATTTGAGGGCTGGATTGACTCATCATCATCTCCTTAGCGGGCGCGTTTTAAGTTTTTACGATAAACCTGCAAAGCCATCTTTGCAGAACTCATTTTTGTGTATCCATAAGATCGATACAAGCTATACAAACGAAATGCCACCATTTAACTTAATCTCCTATTGTGTTTTGTTATGCATCATTTTGTGTGCTACTGAAGTGCAATGTAGTCAATGAAATTTTGGTGGTCAATCAAATGTCAATACCCACTTTGAAGACGCATATTAATTTTTGACTACAAAAAAATATTTATTCATAGAAGTGTCACAAGCCATATAAATAAATGGCTACAGCCTTGTCAGGAGATTCTGATAGCGTAAAGAGAGTGGTGGACACACTTAGATCAACAAACACTTCAGATAAAGAAAATCATTCTCACGAATATCTCAAACATGGATTACAGATAAATGATGAATAAATAAATTAAAGAAAAATTCAGAAAAAACACGTTTGACGATACGCTTTCCGATTGTTAGATTCATCTCTTGCAAAAAATATTGCGCGCAAGAAAAAGAACTACACGGAGACATGTCGAGATGAATTACTACGAACACCACATTGGAGATTACTCAGAAGCGACTGCGCATCTTACATTCATAGAGGATGCAACCTACAGCCGCCTCATTCGAAAGTACTACGCCACAGAAAAACCGTTACCTATCGAAATCAAGTTAGTACAAAGATTGATCAACGCACGATCAAAAGAAGAAAAAAATGCAGTTGTCTCGATCCTCAATGAATTTTTTACCCTTACTGATGATGGCTGGAGACAAGAGCGCTGTGACCATGAAATAGCCCGCTTCAAAGACAAACAACTTAAAGCCAGGCGTAGTGCAGAAGGCAGATGGCAGTCATTTCCATCGGACGAATCTCAGCCAGAAACCACCCCCAATAATGGATGCGAACGCATTGCGACCGCAATGCGAACGCATTGCTCACCAGACACCAAACACCAGTCACCAGTAACCAATCTCCATACACCAGGCAAACAAAACAATGGGGGTGAAAAGGAAAAAATTCCCCAAGAGGCAATAGCGACGCCCGATGAAGAAAAAGTTTTTCAGGGGCGCATCGAAAAATATAAAAGCTTTGCAGCCATGATTAGCAAGGAGGGCAGAGCTATAGCCGTAGACGACTACCGCATACGGGACATCGTCAATCTCGGGGTAACGGAAGCCGAAGTGGCAGAGGCGATTGCCACAGCTAAGGAAACGCGCATGAAGGTCTCAAACCCAACCCCGATCAATGCAGGCTATGTCCTCGCAATACTCAAAGGGGTGCGTAAGAAGGCAGAAGCTGCTGGCGCAGACGAAGACGCCTGGTGGAAGACCAATGAGGGCATAGATGCCAAAGCCAGGGAGTTATCGATGAAGGCTCAAGGCTCTGAAAGCTACGAATCCTTCAAAACCCGAATCTTTGCCGAACTGCGTAAACGCCAGGAGGCATCCAATGCAAGCTAATCAAGCTATTGCGGGCGTCATTGATCGCCTAGACATGGAGGACTTTCCTATTGGATCAAAAGTCAAAACGCCAAGTGGGCGCGTAGGTACAGTTGTAAAACATCGTGGAGCCCAAAGCCGTCATGACCTATTCCAAAGAATCATCATCGATTTTGATGAACCTCTTGGGGATTCGGTAGCGCTGCAACCCCATCTTTTACGGTTGATCAAAAACCCATGATTGAAAACAATCAAAAGAAATCAAAGAAACCAGTACCACACAAAAGCAAGGGTGGGGCAAGGCCTGGATCAGGTCGCAAGGAGGGCAGTTTGACTAAGCGCACCCGTGAGATTGCTGAGGTAGCTGCTGCCCAGGGTATTACCCCCTTGGAAGTCATGATGAGTACGATGATGGCGCTTTACAAGGAGGCGGGTAATTGCAGTCGTGATCATCATGACCATGGTGATAAGGCTAGCGAGCATGATGATGGTCATGACGCCATGATTTCGGAGAACCGCATCAAGCTACTGAACATGGCTGCCACCATCGCCAGACATGCTGCGCCGTATGTGCACCCACGTCTATCGGCAATAGAGCACACTGGTAAAGACGGTGCACCCCTACAAAGTGGGGTTTTGGTGGTACCTAGTGCCATGAGTATGGATGAGTGGGAGCAAGCTGCCCAGCCAAAACACTAGCCCATGAAAACCATCTGGGCACCATTGCCCGGTAGTCAGACTTTGTTTCTGACTTGCCCAGTGTATGAAGTATTGCTAGAGGGTACCCGAGGCGGGGGTAAGACCGATACCTTGCTCATGAGTTATGCCCAACATGTAGGTAGAGGCTTTGGGGATCATTGGCGCGGAACGCTCTTTCGCCTTACCTATCCGCAGCTAGCAGACGTAGTGGCCAAGAGTAAGCGCTGGTTCTATCAAATCTTCCCAGGTGCTAAGTTCAATGAATCAGACTATGTCTGGAAGTGGCCTACCGGTGAGATGTTGTACTTCCGTTATGGAGCCAATGAAGACGACTATTGGAATTACCATGGCCACGAGTATCCCTGGCTAGGGTTTGAAGAGTTAACCAACTGGCGCAACCTCTCTTTTTACGAAGCAATGCATTCCACCTGCAGGTCATCCCATCCTGGAATGCCGAGGATGGTGAGAGCCACCTGCAATCCATTTGGAGTGGGGCATGCGTCAGTAAAGGAAAGATTTCAGATTGGAGCAATTCCTGCTGGACAGATCATTAGGCAGGAAGGCGCGTTACCCAGAGTGCGAATACATTCCACGATTTATGAGAACACTCACCTTCTCAAAAATGATCCCAACTACCTCATGAGCCTAGAGTCATTAAGCGATCCCAACAGGCGTAGAGCCTGGCTAGAAGGTGATTGGGATATCCACGTAGGAAGTTTCCTCGAAGGCGTATGGCAGCCCTCTAAACACGTTGTAGAACCATTCGCAATACCACCAACCTGGAAGGTTTGGCGCTCAATGGATTGGGGATATGCAAGACCCTATGCTGTCTACTGGTTTGCCTTATCCAATGATGGAGTCTATTACCTATGGAGAGAGCTCTATGGATATGGCGATAAAGAAAACACGGGAACTAGAGAGGATGCAACTGTAGTCGCCGAGAAGATCAAAAAGATCGAAATACACGACCAACGCCTTGGATATGAATACCGTATGAATCTAGCTGACCCATCCATCTTTTCGAAGATTGGGGCGGAGAGATCAATCGGCCAGATCTTCAGAGATAAAGGAGTGAAATGGACTGAAGCCTATAACGCCCCAAGAAGCAGGGTAAACGGAGCTCAAGAAATCATCCGGCTACTAGCTGAGGACAGACTCAAGATCTTCTCTACCTGTAAGCATTGGCTAAGAACCATCCCTCAGTTACCACCAGACTCATTAAACCCAGAAGATGTGGATACTGATGCGGAGGATCATGCTTGGGACGCTACTAGGTATGGTGTTATGCGATCTCGAAGGATTGGGGTTGGCGTGTAAGTTACTATTGAATTAAACATTTGATAGGTAATTTTCCTCTATGTATAAATACAAGATAGAAGACTTGGAGTTTTCGGATTCTACGGTGATTAATCCTGGCGGTTTGACATTGATTGTTGGGCCTAATAATTCTGGAAAAAGTCGAATCCTTAGAGATATTGTTACCCTTTCTACGGGTGGAAAACAGCCCAACCTACTTGTGAAAAGTTTGAGGCACTCTCTGCCAAGTGACTTAACGGATTTGCTAAATAGCTACAAAATTACTACACATACTAATGAGCATAACCAGACGCACATTCGGTCCCTCTCTGCAAATTTAGTGGCGGCACACAACCAATATGTAGATGGAACATGGAAGGAGCAGCTTGATGGTTATTTAAAATCTGACCCAAAGGTTGGCAATAATATTTTTTTGACATGGCTTGGAAATATCTTCGTTTCAATGTTTTCTACAGAAGAGCGATTAAGGCTGATAAAAGAGTGTCAAAGTTGTGAGAATGGATCAATTGAAACTCTTTTGCAGGCGTATTATTTTGAGGGTGGTAGGGTTGAGGATAGGGTTAGAGAGATAGTGAGGGATGCATTTAAAAAAGATATCCGTCTTGATTTCTCATCTTTAAGAAAAATTTTATTAAGAATTGGTGATGATTTAAGTTCCGCCCCTCAGGATCCTCGTGATGCAGTTTCTTATTATGAGAATATTGAAAAATTAGACGATCAGGGCGATGGTATAAAAAGTTTCATTGCAACCGTCTTGGCAATGCTTGTTGAAAATAGACCTGTAATATTGCTTGATGAACCAGAGGCATTTTTACATCCCCCGCAGGCCTTTAGGCTTGGGGAAATCGTAGCGCAAAATATAAATTTAGATAGGCAAATATTCATAGCTACACACAGCTCTGAGTTTTTAAGAGGGGTATTGAGTAAAACTCAAGACGTAACCATATTACGAACAAGTCGAGTGGGAAATAACTCCTCTATAAAGTTACTAAATACTGATGGAGTAAAAAATCTAGCGACCGACCCCATCCTCTCCTCTACAAGAGTTATTGACGGGTTGTTTTATGAAGGGGTCGTGATAGTTGAGTCTGATTCCGATTCAGTTTTTTATAAGCGGATAAGTAGACAATTACCAGGAACAGATAATTTCCATATTGTTCATGCTCATAACAAGCAAACAGTTTCTAAAGTTTTGGAGCCCTACCGAACCCTTGGTGTACCTTACGCTGCAATTGTTGACTTTGATGTAATTAGAGTGGGTGTTGAGCTCTCATCTCTCTTGGATAAATTTAATATTGAGCCAATTGAAAGGTCGAGAATTCTGGGATTGCAAGTTGCTATTGCCAAGTACATTGAACGTATTCCTGCTGATGAATTATTGGAAAGGGTGATTACGGGCTTGCTGGATGAAATTGAGCTTTCTAAGGATGAGTCATTGTCGTCTGAAAAGAGGCTGAGCCGCCTATTGGGTAATTTAAAGCGAGTAAGGGAAAGCGGGGCTTGTTGGAAAGAAAGTAAAAAACTTGGGAAGGATTCTCTTGATGAAGCACATAAAACTCAATTTGAAGAGTTATGGATGCTTTGCGCAGCGCGAGGGTTATTTATAGTTCCCGTAGGAGAGCTTGAGGGTTGGCTCTCTCCATTTGGCCTGAGTTACACATCGAATAAGTCTAAATGGATAGTTTCTGCTTTGGAACTCATTCCATCCCTTCGTCCATCGTCTGACATAAATCCATGGAAATTCTTAAATCATGTTTTCGACTACCTAAAGAGATAAATCCCAATTAAATTCTCGTAACCTATGTAGGAGGCCTATAAATAACATGTGCCCCAAGACTCTAAAGCTCTCCAACAAAAATGGACTGCCCGCATCACACATGCGCGCGCTCACTGGGCAACATTTCATAAGCGCGTAAGGCACAACCGCAATACAGTAGCTGGCTTTAATTGGAATGCTGATCCCACTGGTAAAGACTTCTACAGCCTAAGAGCTAACCTCATACACGGCACGATCTCAGCAGTTCTGCCAAACGTATATGCACGTAACCCAGAAATATCTACTACGCCAACCCACTCGGGCGCGGACATCAAGCTCTTCTGTAAAACGCTAGAGAAAGTCACCAATAGAGCGCTAGAGCATGCCCAGCTCAAGAACCGAGCCAAGTCCACCGTAAGGGCGGCGCTTACCTGTAGCTTCGGAATTCTAAAAGTGATGTATCAAAGAGATCCTAGCAAGGATTCTTATATCCAGGGTCGCATTAATGATGCCCAAGAAAACCTCTTGGCCATTCATGAACTAGAGAAGGACCTTTATGACAATGATCAAGTCCAGCATCATGATGCCAAGAGTGCGGAGCTAAAAGAGCTCATCAAGTCACTTCAAGAACAATCAGAGGTCCAATCTGCTGAAGGTCTAGTCATCGATAGAGTCCTTACGGAAAACCTCCTCATCGACCCCTCGATCTGTGAGTTCTGGGATTACACCGATGCCGATTGGATCTGTCAAATCATCCCGATGAAGCGTGGCCAAGCAGAGGCACTCTACAACAAGAATCTAACTAATGCCAAGATCTACCAACCGGGCCAAGGTGAACCATCTCACAAGAAGGCCAAACGCTTAGCCTCGATGCAGATGAATGCTGGTTCAGGACCGGTGACTGATGATCAGCAAATAGCAGTGCTAGAGATCTGGGATAGAGCTACCCAGCGTGTTTACACCATGGTAGAGGGCGCGACTGAATGGCTACGCGAACCTTACTCACCACCAAGAGCAGGAGAGCGCTGGTACCCATTCTTCTTATTGCCTTACCAAGTAGTCGATGGTCAATTCGTAGGTCCAAGTCTGGTTGATCTGACTGAGCGCTTGCAAGACGAGCACAACGAAGCAAGGGATCGATTCAATCAACATCGCGACCTCTGCATACCGGGATGGGTAGCATCTGCCGATATCAATGAAAAGACCATTAAGAAACACTCAGATTCAAGATTTGGCGAGATCACGATTGTGGATACCGAAGGCAAGCCTCTGAATCAAGTGATTATTCCTAGAGGCCACCCCAAAATCGATCCCATCGTCTACGACACCAGCGCAGTACGTTATGACTGGGAGCAAGTCACTGGCCTGCAAGATGCTGCGCGCTCTACAGTAGTCAGACCTAAGACAGCAACCGAAGCCAACATCTTACAAAGAGCCTTATCTGGGCGCGTATTTGAATTTAAAGACCAGATAGAAGATTGGCTACAAGAGATCGCGCAATACAGCGCTCAGGTACTTTTGCAAGAACTCAGCAAAGAGCAAGTAGAGCGCTATATGGGCCCACCAAGCACCAAGACCGCCACGGTCAACGGCGAACTAGTCATGACTATGGAGAAAACCTATGACTGGCCAGAACTCACCAAAGACCGAATCTTTGACATGGTCGATCTACGCATAAGAGCAGGCACTACCGGCGCACCAGATGGCATAGAAGATAAAGAGAGCTGGCTCAAGGTTTTACCCATGATTACGAATCTATCAATTCAGATGCAAAACCTACAAGCAAGAGGAATGGATTACGAGCATATCCGTAATCTCCTACATGAGACCCTCTTGCGATATGACGATCGTATCGATTCAAATCTATTTATACCGAATGTAGAAAAGCAAACGGAGGGATGGTCACGCGATGACGATCCAAACTTAGGAATGAATTGGTTTTCTGAGCGAAGGCAAAAGACAAACGCTGAAATGCATTACAGCAGCAACTTATTAAAAGAGGAGACAGGCAATGACGCAAGTAGCAAATGAAGTGGAAGGCTTTAAATCGGAGGTACTAAGCAAGGGTGGCTCAATTCAAAGGGAGCAGAATAGGGAGGCCAAGAAAGAGCGCGAGCGGCTTGAAAAAGAAGCCTATGAGAAGCACGCCGCCGAGAGCGCCGCAAGGCGCAATAAGGCAAGGGAAGAGCGCGCACTTGAATTGATTGCGCAAGCCAAAGCCAGGCAAGAAGCCGCTCAATTAGATAAGGAGCGTAGCGCTCAGGCACAACAAACCCAAAAGGCGGAACGTAAGAGTCAGAGTCGGACTCAAGCAACCAACTTATTAGATGATTTAAGTAAGACCCCTAATACATCTCTTATCAAGTTATCGGAGGATATTGATGAGGGCGAGGTATTAGAAGAGGAATCTGAAACTCTTGAACCCGAATCTATATTTACGCCTATGAAGGGCGAGGTGCATGTACCAGCCTTTATGCCTACTTCAGGGCTTAAGGCAGCACCGCAAGCCCATGACCTTGGTGAAATATTGCCTGCACCAGTCGCCATTACCGTCGATACACTTCCGAAAACTGAGATTCAAATCGAAACTGGTGAAGATCTAATTAAGCGGGTATTGAACCCCGGGCCTACGGGTTTGAGTCCTGGTGTCGATGGCAGCGTTAACCAAGAAGCCTCTAGCAACATCAAATCGAAGAGGGGTTGTGAGCGTGTGCAGAGAATCATCAATGAAAAGCGTGATCTAGAAAAGCAGGTTGAAGATCTTCAATGCACGGTTACAAGCTTGCAAGACGTGATTCGTAAATATGAAATAGAAAGCAAGTTTGTGGGTAATGTGATGGCTCACGTGGATTCACAGAAAAAGCCTTCCGAATTAGTCTTAGAAGCAAAGCTGCAGATGCTCAAGTTTTTGAATACTCGTTCAGATGAAATTGATCACACCGATAAGGCGATCTGCTTTAGCAAATACATGTCAGACCCTTTCTACATGCAAGTCTTTGTGCAGAGCAATCAGCCAGAGCAGTGGCAGACCATGATTGAGTCCATCTATGAGGCGATTGGAAGGCCGGAGCCTAGTTTTGGAGGCATTAAGCCTATGGCAACCCATAGCCCTCAGCCTATACGGGCGCGAACCTCAACCCTAGGCACGCCATTGGCCAGCGCAGGCAATCCCATGGATCGAATTGCTCAGCATCTAGGGAATATGGGGATATAGATAGCTGTGAATTACATGCCACTTAAAACTAGTGGCATGTAGACATAAATGTCTTTAGACACCCAAATCGCCTCATTTTGTCTACAAAACAGCCGATATAGTCATTTTTCGTCAACAACTTAGCTTATATCGTGAGGATCAAGCAATTGATGCTGTGAGGGGTTGTCTGTAAATGCGTTACAAGCCTTCATTTTTTCCCAAAGATTTGGGAAGTTCGAATAATCAAATCCAGCGGTCCAACGCCATGCGCGAGTCATGGATCGAATGAAGGGGCTGGGATCATTGTTTTGAGACAGCGCTTTTAATGGCAGCAAATAATCCTCACGATAAGCCGTGGGAATAATAATGCGAGAGGCGGAGTGTTGAGTTAAGAATGCATTCATGGTTAGACGCGCCGTTCGGCCATTGCCATCCATGAACGGGTGCACTTCAGTAACTACAAACATCGCCATCAATGCGCGCGCAAATGGATCTTCTAGTAAAGCGATGCGCTTGAATCCTTCCCGCAAAGTGCCTTTAACAAGCTCTGGATGAACAAAAATAGTATTTCCTGCTTGGTTACTTTGCTCTTTCCATTCGCCTGGATTTTTATCTGGGCGACTAGAGAGTATTTGGAGGTTGCATTGCAAAAGCCACGCTAAGAAATCATCTTCATCTTTTGGGGGCTTAGAGCGAAAGGGCTGCTCCATGATTGCTTTAAAGGTGCCCAATACATCATGCGAATCTTCATTTCGTTTTGGAATCATCTTCCCATCGAAAATAATCTCGGAGGCCTCTTCGACAGTGAATGTAGTTCCTTCAATGTAGTTCGAAAAGTAGGATTCAAAGAATGCGAAATTAAAGGCGCTTTTACCCGTTTTTGCCTGATCTTCAATGATGGGAAAAGGTTTTCTTAATGCAGAAAACAAAGTTTCGAAGATCTCAATGCGATCAGGATCATAAGGTTTACCAGCTGCGCGCGCTAATGCATCAGCAGCCCGTAAAGAGCGGGCTTTACCAGTTTGCATTAAGGCCGAAACAATCGTGTTGAGCGTTTTAAATTGAACCTCTAGACCCAATTGAGGGGCAATTGCTTTAGCGTCATCACGTAGTGCATTGAGCTTGTGTTCACCACGAATGGTGCATAGCTTACTCAAATAAGACTCAACCCAAGGGCGACCCATAGTGCGAAGATCTGAGCCTTTGCGGCTATAGAGGTTCTCCAGTAACCGCCTAGCCTCTGAGGATATAAAGAGTTTTCCATACTGGGTATCGTTTAGCGAATCTTTGTGCGATTGAACTGCAGCAGGGCCTGGCAAGATATTGAGAGTCAACCCTGGAAATGCTATTTGACGTGCTCTATTGCCAGACACCAAAAATATATTCCCACTATCATCCGGTTTGCAAAGATGAGCAGAGCGGTAAGCTACTACGGAGCCTGGATAAAGATATTCGGTAATTTGCCGCCAATTTGGCCGAATGATTTGCTCGAGTGGGCTATTGAGGTCGCTGGTGTAAATGCCGCGATAAATTTGACGCAAACGACCAGACCTAGCCAAGCGGGAAATTCTCTGGGCGTTGGTTTTGTCTTCTCTCGAACTAAAAAGCAAGAGGGGCAGCTGGTCAACAGAAGTGTTCATAGGGCCTCAATTTATCCATTAATGTCAACAACTATGCATATATTATAGTTTAATGTCAACAAAAGTGCGTATAGAATCAAAATAACCCTATTTTTAGGTATATAGATACGGCTATTTCAAAGCCTTGGCATCGTTTACCAGTTGATATATCCGATTGTGCCTGTGAAGGATTTCAAAGAAAAGCCTCAAGGTATTGAGTGCATCAACATCCGCTCTGTGTGGACTGCCTTCAAATTGAAGCTTAAAAGAACCCAGGCCTGAGGATAGACCGCCACTGGGTTTTTTGCCCATGGCAAGCATGTGCAGGCTATACCAAGTTTTGACATCGATCCATCGACGACCAAAATAGGGAAAGCTGATACCTCGATCTTTAAATTCAGTTTTCAGTTCAAGTGAATCGCCACCGCCCCAGGTAATGGGATTAACAAAGCAATTACGCGTAGTAATAATTTCACCAATTTCTTTAGCTGCTTGTTCATGTGGAACTGAATAGTCAGAAATATCCTGATTGCAAATGCCCGTTAATTGGGTGATGAACTCAAAAATAGGCTCTTTAGGATCTAAGAACCATTTATACGAAGATAGAGATTGATTGACATAGTCATGGTAGTTTCCGACTGCTAACCCTATTTGAATGATCTTTGGATTTACTGTGGAATTATCTTGCGAATTGTTAAGCTCTAAATCAAGCGCGAAATAACACTGCTCTTTGTCCATGGGACTCCTTCACTATTCATTTAGATGAATGAGCAATGTAGAGATCAAGCTGCAAAGAGTCAAACAAAATAAATCACCACATTCCTATTAATGAATTTACGATAGAGTAATTCAGTCAAGGGCACCCCAAAGGGGTGGCTTGCGCACCCTTGACGGCCACTGCCAAAGAAACGCTCTTTTATGCCCAAGGTGGCACAAAGACACATTGGGTATAAAGACTCATAGCGATGTGAATAAATCGGCCAATAAAAACCCCAGAAATATCCAAACCCCACACCAAGCACCCCAATAATCAATTCATGTGGTGAGAGCTAATCACTCAATCTACTGCTTCATACCATCGCGTAAAAGCTAGAGTCGCGACTAGTAGCGTAGCAATGGATGGGTTCACGCTCCATCACCAGGTATGAAGCCACCAATTTCTTAAATAATTATTGATGGGGTGGCATATGCCAATTTCAAATACAGACTTGCAAGAGTTAGCCAAGGTTTCCTTAGATGAGTACTTGCGTAATCTACCGGTCGATCAAATCGCTGTAGAGAGACCTTTCCTTAAAAAACTGATGGAGGGTCGTAAGAGCCTATTGGGCGCAAAGCAAAACGTAGTCGAGAACATCCGCAAAGAGCATGGCAGTAACTTTAGCTGGGCCTTTGGGGAGGAGACGGTCAAGTTCAATAAACGCAATACGACTGAGCAGGCCTCCTTCCCATGGAGAAGGGCGGTAGATGGTCTTTATATCGACTATGACCGACTCTTTAGTAACGGCATCAAGGTGCGTGAGGGCGGGGCGCGTGGTTTCCAGTTGGAATACAACGAGCGCGTACAACTCATCAACCTCTTGGATGAGCAGTTAGAGGTTTTAAGAGAAGGCTTTCTGAATAAGTTAGACCTAGAACTTCACCGCGACGGCTCCCACGGCGCCGATGCGGTAGTTGGCTTAGATAGTCTAGTCAGCCTAGCGCCCGATGCTGGAACGGTAGGAGGCATCGATCGAGCTAAAGCAAGTTACTGGCGTAACTACGCTATCAAAGACATTGCCTCAACATCGCCTGGTAACTTAGTGGGTGAGATGGAAACCGCATGGCGTCAATGTATTAAGCATGGCGGTAGTCCTGATTTCATCATCGCGGGTGGTAAGTTCATTGATACCTATCGTAAGCAAGTGACGGTGACCCATATTGCGGGATCTGGTGAGACTAAGTACATTGATGCCGGGGTAGGTGCTGGTGTTAACACTGGCTTAGCCTTCAAGGGGGTAGAGATCATCTGGGATCCGCAGTTTGATGAGCTTGATGCCATGGCCAATCGCACGGTGGAATGGAGTAAGCGCTGCTATTTCCTCAACACTCGCTTTATGAAGCTGCGTGATGATGACCTCGACATCGTTGCCCCAATCCGCCCGCACGACACCTTGGCGATGTACGCCATGGTGAACCTGCGATGCGCTTTATCCATCTCACGTGCTAATGCCCATGCGGTATTGGCTATTCAATAAGGGAAATCAAGATGAACCACAAAGAACTTATTCATAGTGACTTCCAAATCAAGGAGGTGGAAGCGGTAGTGCGCAGAGATGCCTTCACAACCATCCATGTGTATGTGCCCCCATATGAGACCAACATCCTTCGCAATCTCTTTGGGCGCGAAAACGTCACGGTGTTTGAGCGCCCATCAAAGACCACCATTACTCCAGAACAAGAGTATGACCGCCTATGCGCCAAGTATGGTCATGAGGTCGTAGCTAAAGTCTTTGGTGAAGATGATGGAGATCGCCTAATGGAGATCGTAGAAGGCTTGATGAAAGAAGGTCAGCTCCCAGCACAAGAGAAGGCATTAGAAGGAACTCTTGAGCAAGAGCCACCAGAAACCAAGGGGGCTAAGAAACGCTAGCAGAAGGGAAGGCCACCGCTAGCAGCAGGTGTTTGGGTGCGGCTGCGGGTGTTGAAGTAACTACGGTGTGTGGGCGCGCGTAACTGCGCCCCACTGCCAACACCAAAGAAAAGCCTAGGCGGTAGTGGGGCGGTGGACTTCCATACTCATTCATACCTTCGAGCATCAAGAAAAGAACTTATTACATGCTTCCAATCATTACATCTCTAGTGCAAACCTTAGCCGTGAATGGCCTTGGACTACTTGCGGGCGCAGTCCAAGCCAAAGGCAAGGAATTTATTGAGAGCAAGATTGGGGTGCGTATTCCGGACAATCCCAGCCAGGAAGATCTCATCAAGCTTAAGCAGCTAGAGATAGAGCAAGAACAGCTTCTATTGCAATACACCCTCAAACAAAAAGAGCTAGAGATAGAAGAATCCAAACTTCTTGCGGAGATGCATCGATCCTCACAAGACAATGCCACCAATCGCTGGCAATCCGATATGGGTAGCGATTCCAAGTTATCAAAAAATATCAGGCCAGGAACGCTGGTTTACATCCTGACGGCCTATCTATTATTTGCACTCCTATCAGCCATGGGTATCGATATTAATGAGGCCTATGTAAAGCTCCTGGGTGAATGGGGGCAGCTAGTCATGCTGGCTTACTTTGGCGGTAGATCTGTGGAGAAGATCTTCGAGATGCGCATGCATTGTTCAAGCAAAAAGAAGATCAATGAGTAGCCTAGTAAAAGAGCAAGCTGCATTCTTGATCGACGTCAGCAGACTGATTCAGTTTGCTACTGCGGAAGGGTGGGTTATTACGGGCGGTGAGCTATGGCGCTCACCAGAGCAACAAGAGATTTACTTTAAGACTGGTAGATCAAAGACGATGAATAGCAACCACTTAAGGCGTTGCGCTATTGATCTCAATTTCTTCTGGAAAGGAAGGCTCATCTGGGATAAAGAGCTCATCCGTATGGTTGGCGAATACTGGGAAAGCCTAAGCCCCAAGAATAGATGGGGTGGGAATTTCAAGGGATTTGTGGATGTGCCGCATTTTGAGCGGGTTATCTAGTAGACTGACTCAATTCAAGTTCATGCAGCTAGATCGATTTTAATAGCGCCTACAGTTTAAATAAGGATGAGTATTTAATTATGAATAATGATCAAATAATCTTAGATCAAATAATCGAAGAACAAAGAGCAGCAAGGGTGCCCTCATTAAAGACGTCAGATTTCTTTGAAATTTATGTAGCAGAGCAATTGCTGAAAAATTATGATTTATCTGATGAGGAAATTGAATTTGGTCTAGTGGGATCTGGGTTAGATGGCGGCTTGGATGGAATTTATACATTCGCAAATGGGGAGTTGGTGAGAGATGATTTTGATCCTTCATCACTCAAAAAGAATGTCTTAATTGAGGTGGTTATCTTTCAAAGCAAAACTAGTGACGGTTTTCGCGAAGAAGCTATTAATAAATTAATTGCAGCTACCCAGCATTTGTTTTCACTTGCAACCCCATTATCTGAATTTGCGGGTAGATATAACGAATCAGTGCTTAGTTGTGCTGAAATATATAGATCCCTTTATCAAGGCATTGCTTCAAAGTTTCCAGAAATTCACTTTCACTATATATATGCAACGCGTGGCGATGGATCAGAGGTTCATCCAAATGTCAAAGCTAAGGCAAACGACCTGGAGCGTGAAGTAAAGAGCCTCTTCAAAACGGCTAAATTTGCTTTTTCTTTTTACGGCTCTTCTGATTTATTAAATTTAGCAAGACAAGAGCCTAAAACTTCATTTCAGATAAATTTTTCTGAGATTCTAACTGGCGATGGGGGCTATATCGCCTTAGTGAAACTTAAAGACTTTATTAAATTTCTCAGGGATGAAAAAGGGCTTTTAAGAAAAAGTTTGTTTGACTCAAATGTCAGGGATTACCAAGGAAGAACGCAGGTAAATGAAGAGATGCAGAAGACCTTGGGTTCAAAAAATGATGATGAAGATTTCTGGTGGTTAAACAATGGCGTAACGGTGGTTGCGGGCAATGCGACTCAAGCCGGGAAAGTTTTAACGATTGAAGACCCTCAAATTGTTAATGGGCAGCAAACTTCCACTGAAATATATAACTATTTTCAAGGCGCTGATTTTGAACAAGAGGGGCGATCTGTGATGCTAAGGGTAATAGTGGCCACAGAATCTCAAATTCGCGACAGAATTATTAAAGCGACAAATAGTCAAACAACTATTCCCGCCGCTTCGTTAAGGGCAACGGAAAAAATTCATAGAGATATTGAAGCCTTTTTAGCTCCCTATGGTCTTTATTATGACCGTCGAAAAAATTATCAAAAACAGGCGGGCAGGCCAGTCGATAGCATCATTAGCATTGGACTATTAGCTCAGGCCGTAATGGCAATAATTTTGCTAAGGCCCGATGATGCTAGGGCAAGACCTTCGTCCCTTATTAAACATGATGAGGACTATGAAAAGATTTTCAATACAGATTTGCCGATAAAAATTTATTTATTTGCTGCTAAATTGGTAAAAGCTTGTCAAGCTTACTTAAGGTCGCGCGAGGATTTGGATCCAAAAGATCGCAATAATCTACTTTTTTATATTCTTGTATACGTTACTTCCAGCTTGACCAATAAGGGAGTGCCAACGTCCAGTGATATTGAGTTAATCGATTTATCTAATATTACCGAAGCATTGATAAAGTCTGGGTTGGTTGAGGTTGAAGCGATTTATACATCGCTTGGCGCCAATGAGAAAATTGCAAAAGGACCCCAAATGCTAGAAGCTTTAAAGAAAGTGTTAGCAAGTAAATTTCCGTCTGTTTCAATTGGGGGTTGA